TAGGTAGAACTCTCCTCCTAGGAGGAGAGTTCTACCTAGCCCTTTTCGATGAGGTCTCGACCTTCGATTGGGACCACTTTAGGAAGCTAGCCAGCTCTGTCCGAGCCCCACAGAACTCCAACGCTGTCCCCATGGTGAGGGCTCTAACCAATCCTATGGGTATGAGTGCCCAGAAGATTCAAGAATACTTCATCAACAAGACGGTCGACCTAGAAGAGGACCACGACTATAATCCAGATGCTTGGTACTCTATCAAGGCTAACCTAGAAGACAACCCATACCTCCCAATCGAATATAAGAAGCAGTTTTCAGGCCTCGCAGCCCACGTTAGAAAGGCTTGGGTAGACGGCGAGTTCGCGCTCGAAAACGCCCTCTTTGACTTCAAACCAACTCTAGACGGCAAACCCTATCACGTCATCAACGAGCTTGATCTTCCAGCCGTCCTCAAGCATGCAACCATCTACAGAGCCATCGACTCAGGCTGGTTCCCCGATCCTACCATCATTCTCTGGATAGCCCACCTAGGTAACCGTCACATAGTCTTCCACGAGAAGATCCTATATAGGCACACCGCAGCCGAGACTGCAGAGATAATCAAAGAGGAGGATCTCAAGCTAGGTGTTTCCAAGGTAGCCATCACCTACTGCGACCCCTCGATGGACATCAACACAACCGCCGACGTAAGAACCATTAAAGAGGTATATGAAGCTAACGGCATTCCCATGGAGTGCTCAATCAACAAGAGAGACGTATTCGCAACAGCGGTCCACTCGGTCCTCTCGGAGGAAGCCGGTGAGAACCTCCCACGAATCCAGTTCTTCACCTATGGCAGGGAAGGTTGCCCATACCTAGTCCGAACCATCCCACAGATGAAGTACGATCAAAAAAGGCCCATGTTCATGGCCGACCACAAGGACGACCACGGAGTCGTAGCCCTCGCCTACTACATCATGTCACACGCTTCAGACCCACGGTCTAAGTTCGAAGGCGGTTCAAGCCTAAGACCATGGCAGAAGATTAAACAGAAGGACGACTATATCCTAGGCTCAGGTAACGTTAGAGAGAGGCGATAAGATGGACGATAACACCTACAACTACAACAACAAGGTCTATAGCCTAGATCCCTTAGACCTCCTAATCAAAGACAAGATTAACGCCCTTCCCCACTGGTGCAAGATAGATGGCAACCTAGGTCATCACGAATGGGTCCATGCCTACCAAGAAGGCTTCATACCAGATGGGAAGGATAGAATAAGAAGTCATAACCCCATAAAGGACACCACGGTTAGACTTACCCACTTTATCTGCAAGCACTGTTACGCGGTCAGCACCGACTACACAACCAACCCCGTCATCAAGAGAGCACGCTAACTATGTTCCCACCTGTTTCCCAAAGCCCAACCGAAGATAAGTCAGCTCAAGGACTAGCCGGTAGCCCAGAACAACTCGACACAGCGACCACTAACCACAACGTCAAGGAACCAGCTCCTAAGGCTGTAGACCCTAAGATCAAGAAGAGGAACGACGAGTTCAGACAAAGGGTCGACCAGTGCAAACAGTATAGGCGTAAGCTTATCGCTAACTGGACAGTCAACATCGACTACCGAAGAGGCAAGCCCTTCGCTTCCCAGACCGACCAGGACCAGATCGCTGTCAACCTAGACTGGTCCCTAACCAAGTCGAAGCAGGCCGCTCTCTTCTCGCAGGTCCCCCAGGTCAGGTTAGAACACAGCCCCGAGACCCTCCCTAAGTCAGCTCCATGGGCCTCCAAGTTTGAATCCAAGCTCAACGAGATCATCCTAGAGTCAGGCATCGAAGCCGCTATGGATGAGGTCCTACCCGACTGTATTAACGCAGCAGGCATAGGCGCAGTCCTAGTTTCCTTCGACTCAATCACAGAAGATCGTCAGGTCCCTGTCATGGACGTGTCTCAGCTCCACCCAGACGATCAGGCTGAGATTCAGAAGAGTGGCACCATTCAGGGTCAGCCGGTTCCAATGACCGCAGTCCCCCACATCCTCGACCACAAGTATTCAATCGAACGGATCTCCCCAGCCGACCTCCTATGGCCTATTAACTTCACCAGCTCCAACTTCGACAAGGCCCCATGGCTAGGTAGATCAGGCAGGGTAACCTGGGCAGACGCGGTTCAGAAGTTCAAGCTCACCGAGGAAGACAAGGACACAGTAATGGGCGAAGACCGCCCAATGCTCGACAAGCTCACCCACGACGTAGAGAAAGACAGAACCTCTGCGGACGAGATGGTAGGCTTCGATGAGTTATTTTTTAAGGAGTACCAATACGATTCAGAGGCTAAGTCTTACTCGACCATCCATCACCTAGTCTTCGTCAACGGCAAGAACGACCCCGTTATCGATGAGCCTTGGAAGGGTCAGCAGGTTGGACAAGATGGCTCCATCGTAGGCGTTACCATCACCCCAATTAGGGTTCTAACTCTCACCTACATCACCGACGAGACCATCCCACCAAGCGACTCAGCTATCGGTCGTCCCCAGGTTGACGAGATCAATAAGGCTCGCACCCAGATGATCAGACAGCGTGAGAGGAGCCTCCCTGTTAGGTGGTTCGACGTAAACAGAATCGATCCTACGATCCAGCAGAGTTTAATGCGTGGAACTTGGCAGGCTATGATCCCAGTCCAGGGAGAAGGCACCCGAGTCATTGGTGAGGTCACTAAGGCCACCATGCCACCGGAGACCTTCAAGTTCAATGACATGGCAAAGGCCGACCTCCTAGAAGAGTTCGGAGCCGAGTCAGAGACCCGCAAGGACGACATGGCTCAGGGCGATCCTAACCAGAACAAGTCTAGCTTCAACACTAGGACAGGCCGAGAGAGAGCTAGGGTTGCCAGCTTCTTCGTCTCCATCGCTCAGGTCCTAGGTGGTCTCATGTGCCTCTACGAGGACCCACAGAGCTTCGGTCAGGGCTTCAACCCAGCCGAGTGTAACATCCTCAAGTTCTCGATCCTAGCGGACTCCACAGTCCTCCTAGATGCAGGACAGAAGCTTTCAAGGCTCAACCAGTTCATCAACCTCTACGCTAAGTCAGGCTGGGTTAACTTAGAGCCAGTCCTCCAGGAAGTTGCTACCCTAACCGGCCTAGACCCAAGCCTCGTCATCAAGGCCCCACAGCCCAAACCACCAGTCGAGCCAAACATCAGCCTACGTTTAACCGGCGTCGAGGACATGCTCAACCCACTCGCTCTAGCCTTCCTAATCAAGTCGGGTCAAGCTCCACCAGCCCCAATGATCGAACAGGCAAAGGCCCTAATCCAACAGGCCGTCGTTCCCCCACAGGGCATGCAGATGCCGGGACAAGTTCAACCTCAGGGCGGTCTACCTATGCTACCTGCGGGACAAGCTCCCCCAGGACCAGGCCTACCTCCACCAGCTGGAGCACCGCCCCCAGGCACACCACTTCCTCAGCCAGCTCCACCTAGACCAGGCGAGGCTAATCCACAGATGGCAGCACTAGAGGCTATCAATCACAAGACAGCCGAGGGAGGTAAGCAGTAATGCCCAAGCCTAAGAACCCAGAGTTAACTGGCCTCGATCGGCTAACTCAACTTCAGAAAGATAAACTCAAAGCCAAGAAGGGAAAGTAACCTATGTTCATTTGTGAAAACTGCCAAGCTGACGTGAAGTCAATCGTATGCCATGACAAAGCCCTATGGTGCTGGCCCTGCCACGACCTCAGTAAAGGTAAGGCAGGAGTTTCCGCCGCAGTCCACGGAGACGAGATCGACGTATATATCAAGCACGGCATATGTAATCCGGATGGAACCCCCAAACGCTATAGGTCTAAGGAAGATATGAAGAGAGCCACCTTTGCCGCTGGCCTAGTTCAGGGCTTCGACACGCCCAAGCCTAACCCTAGGTTGGAGGAAGCCAAGCAGGAACGTCGTGAGCGCCAGGGTTAACCAACTCACCTTAGCAAACATAATCCGGGAAGTCCTTCCTGAAATTAAGAGGGACCCCGCCAACCGGATTGTCAAGACTATCTCAAACGCGATCATAAAGGGGCTTCGTGCTGGGGAGGATGTAACCATAGATGGCTTCGGCATCTTTAGACTAGCTACCTACCCCTCTCGTCAGATGGAGCTCCTCTCGCTCCAAACCATGAAACGCTACAAGACCACCGTTCCAACTAAGAGGAAAGTTAAATTCCTTCCTTCTAAAGTCCTAATCAAACTAGTTACCCCAGAGGCAAACCCATGAGCACAAAGAAACATAACCACTCCTGCACCTGCGAACACGACAACGTAGAGTTCTGTAAGACCTGCAAGCTAGTCCACTGCCTAGACTGCAAGATCGAATGGAGACAGTATCCAACCTACACTTGGAACACTTGGCCCTACCAAGGCTACCTAGGACAAGCCCAAGCTGGCAGGCAGTTCCTAGGCAACGCAGTAGGAGGAGGAGGCACTAACTTCCTAGCTTCTACTCCAACTAAAGACTTCCACCCAGACACTTACAATAGTAACTCTATCAAGCTAGATAACGGCCACACGACAGTCTGTAACCACGAAGGTAAATAATGATCGTATCCACTCCAGAAGTTAAGAAGCTCCTAGACGACTACGACATCCTCTTCCAGTCAGGCCTCATGATGCCGATCACTGTGGACCTAGAGAGGGGAGACTCTATCTCCTTCGATGACAAGGCCATCCTAGTCCACCTAGCCCCTAAGCCATCTAAGCTCAATCCTGAGAACACCCTCCCAGCCGAGGACATCACTATCTTC